GCTTTACACCTCTTGTTCTTCCGTTAGTAAAAGAGGCTTGATTTTGAACATAGGTATTATCTGCCGATTGATAATCAGCAGCCGTAATACTATCTGTGAAATTTAATTTTACACCATTTACAGATGTAGTAATAGATGAAATTGTGCGCTCAAGACCTAAAGGGTCTGCGTCTGAATAAATAAGAATTGTATCACCAACAGCCCAACCACAATTTCTGTAGTCTGCTCCTGTGATATATACCCCGTCAGAATCACTATCTGCCGCAACTGCAACTTCTGTTTGCGGTCCTATTTCTAATAAGTCTGCTACTTTTTGAGCAGTTGTATATACAATAGCATCAGGGTCTAAAGGTCGTGTTTCGGCTTCACCCGGACTGAATACTTGTGGCATTACTCTCTTGCCTCCTCACTCCTTTCCGCCATGTTATATTCCATTGGTTTGTTACATGCTCCGCATGTTTCTCTAAACATAAAATGCAAGAAACCACAGTAGCGACAACGAGTTCCAGAACCGATATTTAGAATATCTCCTATGTTCTTATTTCGTTGTCGCTGCTGTGATACCACTCCTGCTAGTGGTTTTTGCGTATCGAAAACCGCACCTTCACCTATACTAGATGAGTAACGAACATTTGTTTTTTGAGCAACGTCTAAGTCCTCAATGTCCATTTCACGGAGTTCGAATCCCATGTATGACACCTCATACATAAGTCAAGACAATAAATGCCTGTCCTAAAACTATTACAGGTTCAGCCGCTATTAGACTAGTAGTGCTTGTAGCACCAGTTAGTGTACCAACTGCTGTATCTATAGTAGATGCTAGGGTAGTAGTGTTAGAAAATTGCTTCGGACTAAAAGGTCCAACAATTTTGAACTTAGGGTCTATTGAAGCCATTAACTCACCACCCATGATAATTTTATGTAAACATTACCTAACATTGAAAAAGGTACTGAGTCAATGAGAGTATTAGTGTCACCACTCTCTCCCAAAGACCCAGCAGCCGTATTTATTGTAGCAGCCAATGTAGTAGTATCACTGAACTCTTTTGGAGAAAAGGGTCCAATAATCTTGTACGATGTTGCTATGTTAGCCACTTAAATCACCGCCTTAATTGCGGCGACCAAATGCATACCATGTTCCATCTTGACCTGCGGCACTTTGTATTACTAATGTAGAGCCGTTGATGAGGGAGAAAACTCCTTCAACTCCAGCACCAGCGCCAGCAGTAGATGAACCAGCGTTAGCGCCAGCCCCTACTATTCCTGCTAACATTGAAGATAAGTCGATGTCTCCACCAGCGTCTCCAGCGCCATTAGTAAAAGTTCCAGTAACCATTAAAAGGTCACCAATGTAATGCGGTCTTGTGTCTATTGTACTTGCAAATGCCATAATTTATCACTCCATATTATTATCTGTTGTTTCTTCCACAACGGCTTCTTCTATAACTTCTTCTATAACTTCTTCCTCTATTACTGGTTCTTCAATAACTTCTGGTTCTACTATAGGTGGGTTTAGATGTTCGTCAACCATTGCTAAAAGAGATGTTTTTGTTCTGTATGTGCCGGACAAGTCTACTCCTTGTTCACCGAGCCATTTGACAATGGCACCCCGACGCCATGAAGCGTCAGGTATACCATCATTTCCTTCGTCTCTGTGAACTGCTTCACTTCCTTCTACGGTGAAATAAGGGGTAACTAAGTATCGGCTGAACTCGTCAACCCATGCTTGAGTTACTTCCCTTACTTCTCCGCGTGTAAAGTCCGGGCTATACGCATCAGGGCTTCTTCTATAGAAAGAAGGACCATTATATCGTACAGTCGGCATACTTTATCCACCTTATTCTACAATCATCCAGCATGTAACTAATGCATCTGATGTGTCTGTAACTTTGAAGGTAGCAACACCAGCATCGCTGATTGCTTCCTTTAGTGTTACACCTGCTGCTGCTGTAGAATTGTCTCCAATTATTACAGCCTTAATTTTTGTTGCATCTCCACTTAATGTAAGTGTTTCATCATTAACAAGTGCTGTAGTGAATCTACCGCATACTAATTTTGCACCACCTGTTGCATTAGTTGTGTTACTGTTTTTTGCTTGGAATCCGTCAAGAGAGCCGGGATATGAATCCGCTGCTGCTCCGCCGTCTAACCATGCTGTGTCGTCTACTGATGTTCCTGCGTATAAGTCCAGAGCGAAATCCTCTGTAAATACCGCATTCGCGCTTGTTGTATATGTAATTGCCATATTTCATCATCTCCTGTTTATTGTAGGTCCCTCACACTACCATGAGCACCAAAGAAAGTAGTCCATACTTCACCCATGGTTCGGTATAGTCCTTCTTGGCCCAGTCTGTTAATTGCGAATGGGTCACCTGTTTCGATACCACTCTCATAATACTGTGTTGGAATTGCTGTACTAAAGTAAACGTAGTCTGTATCTAAGAAGTACATTCTACTGATTCCATCTTTAGGTACGTCCTTGGAAGGAATGATTGGAACACCGTTGTATGTTGCAACAATGAAACCAGCCTCGATTCCCGGTACACCCTTTACTCCGTTGTAAGTAGGTGTAACTCTCTTCTCTTCCATGAATCTCTGTTGTGACTGCAATAGTTGTTGTAGTCTCATTAGAGTATCATATCCAGTTAGAATAACTTTCGGGTTTCCTCCACGTTCCCAGATGTTCTGGAAAAGTGTATCTAATTGGTCTAGAGAAAGATTCCTGTTAGCACTGCTTGCGTCTGCGTTATCTTCAGCAAAAGCCCAAGTGTTAGAACTTCGGTCAATTGAGTAGATATCTTCGTCACCAACATCGTAGTGAACACCGGATGCCATTTGGTTGTTTCCGACAGTAATTCTATCCAAAGACTCGAAGTTGTTAGCAGCAGGGGTAGAAGCATCTGTTAGAAGCATCTTGTTTACCATTTCTGCGTGGTGCTTACCCATCTCTTCTTTCATTACTGAACGAATGTCACCAAGACCGTCATCCTTGTCTGCAAGGAAGATTGCTGTCTCAGACATATCGAATGTGTGAGCAATGGTCTTTGGCTTTGCTGCAACATGCTGGAAAGTAGGCTTTACAGTCTCAGGTAGTGTTGCGTTTTCTGCAACTCCACCGTGTAGAGCACCGCCGTTAGGCTTTCCAGTAATTACACGCCATCCAGAACGGTCCCAAGGTCTCTTTGGTAGAATAGAGAACGCATTGAACTCTTGGTTCAGTTGCGACCATACTTTTCTACCATAGATTGCTTGGTAAGTACCAGCGGTTGTGGATAGCATTGGGCTATCCGATTTCAGTAGTTCGCTACCAGAGTATGAGTAACCCATTGAGTTACCTGCACCATAGTAGTATCTTTCCATATCAGTTATTGTTCGTACATAATTTCTTGCCATTTTTCATCATCTCCTGTTTTATGCACTCCTAAATGCGCTGTTTGCAAGGTTGTGCACCTCATCCCATGACATTTCTGCCAAGTCTTCTGTAGAAGGAACGTTAATTGAAGGAACAGAATCTGCACTCTTTGTGAGTGTTTCACCTGTTTCTGCTTGTGTTGTGATTGAATCAATTCTCTCAGATAGAGAAGAAATTGCTTTTGAAATCTCATTTAATGGTCCACGAGCGTCAAATTCCATTGCAGTTGCTTTGGTAATTTCTGCTGTTTTTTCTGATTCATATCGGCTTGCGAAGTCATGTTCAAGGGATTTGCGTAGTTCCGCTTCTTCCATTGCTGCTTTGTAAACTTCGTATGCAGCCTCTACATCAGATGTAGATACCATATCAGGAGTTAAGAAATCGGATTTTGCAACTTTTCCACCACTACCAGTAGTTTTACCTACAGCGTTAGTAGAAGGTGCGCCGTTTTCTTGAGCACGACCTTTAACTTGAGCCGCGAAATAATCAGCACCATCGCCGATTGCTTCAGGGGTTGAGCCAAGGTTGGCTTTTTCGAGTCCATCGAAGTGACTTCTTGCACCGTTAACATCGACTCCAGCACTCTTTAGAGTGTCTTCCATCCAGTTTAGGTATTCAGAAGTAATGACATCGGAAAACTCTGACTTTTCTACGTCAGCATCTTCTTTCTTTTTGTCATCTTTTGCTTCTTTTTCATCGGCTTTTTCGGGTTTGTCTCCCTTCTTGTCCATCGCTTCTTTCAGAGCAGGAGGCATTGCTTTCTCCATATCATCAAGGCGACCTTCAAGGCGAGACAAGACATCAGTCATTTGCGTCATAACATTATCATCGTTTGTCATATTTTTCACCATTTGGTCTTGTTTCAATATCCTAAAGGTGGCCTCAGGATTGATGCCCCTCTCACATATTGTAATCTCGTGAAGTTCTAGTTTGCTGATTTCTTGGTAATCACCGTGTTCAGCGTCTGATTTTCGAACACGCTTGAAAGCCTGTCCTCCAATACTAAAACCACGAAGCGAACCCTTTCTTATTTCTGCGGCGACTTCTTTCGCCTTCTCAATGTCATCTCTCAAAGCAACGACGACGAACATTCCTGTGTCATCAACTTCGCTTTTCCACAAACGACCTTGGTTGTCGGTGTAAGAAGGAATAACCTCACCGACCTGTATATTTGAATGTGCTAACTGTACATTACGAAACTTTTCATCTTGCATGTACTTTGCAAAAGCATCTTTTAATGCATTTTTAGTGATTTTGTCACCTTGTTTATCAACAACTTCAACACTAGCATATCCAGCAACAACTAGGTCTCCGCCTTTGAGAATAGTGATGCCTTGAGAATTGCTGGAACGAACTGTCGCAGACATCATAGTCAGAGAAATCTATTGTTATACTATTTATATGAAGCGGATTTTAATTTTTTCTTAGTATCTCTTTTAGCCTTAGGATAATCTTCAGGTTTCTCTGGTTCCTCAGTAGGTCTACTTCTCATATCATAATCAGGCATAGTACTCTCATCTTGTAGAACTGTTGGTCCTCTTGGACTTCCGTTTGGTTCTCCCAAGTCTATCCCCAAACCTCTTCCCGCCATGTTAGAATGTCCTTTATCTAGAACATCTAAACTTCTTTCTATAATTTCTAAAGCCTTTTCAAAATTAGGTTTGAGTAATCTATTCTTATCATCAGCATCTACAAGACCAGCACTTTCTTCTTCTTGTATTTCTTCTCTAACTTTTTTATCTTCGGCAGGAAGTTTTGTCACTTTTCCTTTCAACATTAAACTGGCGACTTGTCCCCAAAACGGCTTCAAACTTTCAGATAACTCTACACTATATTCTCCTAGTCCCATATCTGAAAGGGTAGTAGTCGGAGAATGAACCCAATATCCTAAAGAAGATTTTTCTAATTTATAGGTAACACTATCATCATTAGGAAGAGAAACTATGAGTTTATTATCTACAATATCAATATCGTGTGGTAAATGAATAGGAGGGAATGATTTAGCAAGTAGAGATAATGTCTCTAAACTTGCACTTCCTTCACCCTCACCTTCACCGACTAACTTACTTAATTGAACATTATACACATCTCTTTCATAGTTTTCATTCTTTTCTACACCAGTGAATCTTGCCCTTACAATCTCACCTTCTTCAAATGGTTTAGGACTAGTGATTGTCGCTACATCGACATAAACTTGGTCTTTGAAAGGAACAGCCCTATCTCCAAATCCTTCTTTATCAATTACTGGACCAGCACCTAATCTGTAAATAAACTCAGGTGCTTCACCTCTTCTATCTAAAACAATCAGATTTAAATCTCTATTCTTACGCAATAAAACCCACTTAGGGTGTCTCTTTTCTCCTCTCATGTAAGTAGATTTATTATCTCTCAATAAAAGTGTAGAGTGTTCTTTACTCAAACTATCTACAGCATCTTTCAATCCTTCATCATCTGTAAATCGAGTATCATGTGGTCCACAAATTATCACTTCTTCATGGCTAT